TTATTTCTTTCTGCACCGATGCATGTGAGCAGCTTTCAACAATGGGAGTTATTTCTTCTGGTATTTGGGGCGGTGGAAATGTCCTTGATTTGGAAACTGGCGATTCCATTCCCAATGGTTATTATATTCAGGCCGGTAGTATTGCTGAGCAGTCTGCAAGTGATAGAGCAAAGAGAGTTTCTCCTCCTATTTATATTTGTTTGAAGGCTTCTGGTGCAATTGAATTTGTTGTGATTAATGTTTATGTTAATCAGTAAGTAAGGAGGTGCAAATTAAATGGCTAATTTTTATACATATAGCTTTGAGGATACAACTGTAACTATTAACCATCCTTCTATTGGTAGCTATTCTGCTTATGGCACTGGTATTGGAGAGATTGCAATATCTATGTCTAATGATATAACTGCACATGATGTTGCAGCGGATCTTGCTGTTGTTGTAAGCAAAATGCCAAAGGATAATGGTACAGTTACGTTTAATATTTTGCAAAGCTCTGATTTTAACGCATGGATGAAAAAGTATTATAATTATGTTATGACTTCCCAGACAAGTGAGTTTGCACTTGCAACAATTATTATAACTAATTCGAGCACTGGCGATAAATATACTTGTACTGGTGTAAGTCCCCAGAAAATGGCTGATAATAATTTCCAGAGCCAGGCGCAGAATAGAAGTTGGGCTTTGATGTGCGCTCATATTACGCCTAATTAAAAAAGGAGTATAATATGGAAAATAGTATTGAAAATAGTAAAGCAAAAGAGCTTTTCGGTGAGATTAAGAAGAGAAAAGTTGAGGATACAATTATAATTGAAGGAAGAACGTTCAAGCTTCATAAATTCGATCCGTTGCTTGGAAATTATATTCTTCTTCAACTTTTCACCGTTGCACTTCCGTTTGGAATTGGAGATATGCTTTCGTCGGCTGTTGGTTCAGAAATTCCAAAGAACAATGTAAGCTCTAAGCAGCTTAGTAAAGCAGAGTTTATTGAGTTACAGAAGGATATTCTGGGGTCTGTTTTTGAATCTCTTCCGGCCGGAGAAACTCCTGTAATTCGGCCGAATGGAACATACGGAATTTCTGAGATTAAAGGATCTTCAATTATTCAGCTTATTGTTGCTGAGCTTGCATTTAATTATACCGATTTTTTCGCCGAAGGGCTGTCAAGCTTTTTAGGCACAAGCAGCCAGAATTTGTAATTTGTGAGTACGAAAATATAAATGCTCGTGTTTATTTGCCTGTTATAGCTGGATTCTGGAAACAACATGAAATGTGGGATGGTACATATACATTTGATGATTGGTTAGATGCAGTAGAAATGATAACTGTAAAGGCTGAAAATGAGGCGAGGCAGGTAGAAAGTTTAGAATCGAAGCGAGGTGATTAATTAATGCCAGCGGAAGGATTGAAAGAATATCTTGTAAATATAGGTTGGAGTTCAGACCAATTTGGACTAAAAGATGTTGAAAAAGGTATTGAAAGTGTTAGTAGCGGCCTGAAAGGGTTAACTAAAATTTCCGGTTTTGCTTCTGCTGGTGTTAATTTCGCTAAGTCTATGGTGCAAGCGGCTGCGTCTGTTTGGTCACTTGTTTCCGGTGTTGCTGAGGCAGACCGTGAAGCACAGCATTTTGCAAGGCGCATGTGGACGACTACGCAAGCAGCACAAGCGTATCAAGATGCAATGGAAATAACTGGTTATACTGTTGATGAATTGTGGTGGAGCACCAATGAGACGTTTAATCAGTTCATGGACTTGCGGAACTTAAGTCAAAGTTTAACACCCCCAAAGGGTTTTGAGGATAGCTTAAAATTAATCAGATCCATAAACCATGAAATTGATAGGTTAAAGGTTATATTTAAGTCTGCTACAAGATGGGTAACGTATTATTTTATGCAATTAAATGGGCGTGAAGCTCAGGATGCAAGGCAAGCACTAAGAGATTTTAATGATTATTTGGTTAGGATTTTGCCTGTTGTTACTCAGAAAGTAGCTATTTTCTTTTCTTTTGTGTTTCGGCTTGTTAAGGTTGGAGCACATGGGATAAAAATGTTAATAGATCTTGCAGCAACATTTTTCGGGCAATTTGATCGTGGTGTACTTGGTATGTCTGCGGTTATAGGTTCTTTCTTTTTGCTGCTCAAACTTGGCCCAATTGGATGGTTTATTGCCGCCCTAACTGCTATATTGCTTTTGTTGGATGATTTCCTTGTTTGGCAGCGTGGCGGTAAATCATTGTTAGGAGATTTATGGAGTTCTTTGTCTGGATTCAATGGTTTGCTGGATACTGAGGATCTTAAAGAATATGGTAGTATATTAAACGATATATTAACTTTGTTTTTCGATCTTGGGGCAGAAATTGGAGATACAGCTCTTGAACTTGTTAAATTGTTAGATGCTATAGGAGCATTTGAATTAATAAAAGATGTAGTTGTTATGTTTTTGACGAATGTAAGAGATAGATTGCAAGATATAGTTGATTTGATAAAGTTGTTAAAAGGTGACTTTGAAGGTATATCGGAAAATAGTAAAATAAGAAAAATATTAAAATTTGATGAAGAAGGAAATATTTCCGGGTTTAATACAGACGTTCAAGGCGGGTTGCCAATGTTTTTGAAAAATGGTCTCAATTTGATTGGTAGTTCGTTTAAGGGAGCATATAATTTTGGTCAGGATATTGGGGCATTGTTTTCTGGTTATAAGAAAGGAAATGCGGACAATACAGCTGCTTCTGTTACTGGGTTTAGAGGCAGAACGAATTATCAAACTTCGCAAACACAAGAAAATAATGTAAATATCAATATGTATGGATCTAGTGCAACTCCTTCCGCTGTTGGTGATTCTGTTTCTAAATCTTTAAGTAAAAATACGTTCTGGAAAAATCCATTCCAGTAAAGGGGTGAATTTATGGCTCAAGGCTATTTGAGTAGAGGATCCACAAATACAGATGGCATGAGTTATGATGCACTTCTGTACTGCAAGACTAATATAGGTGGATATTTTTTTGATGGTTTTATAACTGTTGATATAAAAAGTGAACTTAACATAACAAGCAATCCTGTTGAAACAGGTTCATCTGTTGTTGACCATGCATATATGCAGCCGAAAGAAATTGAAATGCAAATAAAAATGAGTGATGTTTTACAGAGCTTAGTTGCAGGGCAGTTTACAGGTGGTTGGAGTAGGTCAGCAAATGCATATAACGTTTTAACTAAGATACAGCAAGATAGGATTCCGGTTGCAGTCCTTTGTAGATTAGGATTGTTTAATAACATGCTAATAAAATCAATAACTGCAAATGATGATTCTGACACATATCAGGCTCTTGATTGTAAGGTTGTGCTTGTTGAGATACCTATAGCAAGAGTTAAAACCGTTGAAATAAGCAGTGAATCCCAGACTACAATAAACACGGAAATGGGGAAAATAAATGCATTAACTACAAATGATATACAAGATCAGTCTATTCTTTATACTATAGTTAATGGAGTGGGAGGTTGATTTTAAGTGTATAATATTCCTGTTGGCAATTTTCCAAATCAAACTTTCCACTGTACAATACCCGTAAATGGAGAAAATAAGGATTTTACATTTTTCCTTGAATATAATTCAGTTGCTGGATATTGGAGTATGACGCTATCTGATACAATAACTGAGCAAGTTATATTTAGTCAGTTGCCTATGCTCGTGTCATATGGTCAATTTTGGATTAATATGACATATCAATTGGCCTATAAAGAGTTTGGAGAAATATGCATAATTCCGCTCGATAGGAATGATAAAAATTCTATGCCAAATGCGGACGATTTAGGTACAAAGTTTATTCTTTGTTGGGGAGATAACCAAGAGATTATTAGTTTGGAGGATGGTTTGTATGCCAGCTAATGATAGGTGTTTTCCCTTTTTGAATAAAATGTATGTTACGTCCTTATTTGGCCCAAGAACTCCCGTAGCAACAACATTCGGAACATCGTCTACAGATCATATGGGAATTGATTTGGTAGGAAGAGGTAGTATTGTTGTTGTTGCGTCTGCTCCCGGTACTGTTAAGAGAGTACAGTATCAAAAAGGATATGGCAATTATGTTTGGGTTGCAAATGATGATGGTACTGGTGCTGTTTATGCACATTTGAAGTCTGGCTCTATACTTGTAAAGGTAGGGCAGCATTTAACGTGCAAGCAACATATTGGCACGATGGGGTCAAGTGGAAATGTTTCTGGTGCCCATTTACATTTTGGGATAAGTACAAGCACTGATTATAGTACAACTCATACAAACAAGAAAAAGTATTTTTTTAATCCAGCAGTTTATTGGGGTATGCAGAATATAGCCTCCATTTACCATAAAACTTTTGATTGTTCTGGTATGATTTCTGGTTATGCATCTGATATAAATTCTACAAACAATAATTATAATTCTGTTGATTCTTCCTCTGTCACAACTACCCAATCTTCTTATTCGAGTTCAAATTCGCTTCTTGCTTCTGGTGAATATTATAAAGTTACTAATTTTGCTGGAACTTTAGGAGATTGGCTATATGGAAGAAAATATAGAATAATAGTTGATTTAGGGAATAACAAAAGTTTTGATGTTTCTGAGCTAAAATGCGTGTTTGAGATAAATAAGGATTGCCAAACCCCATACCAATATAGTACAATAACAATATATAATTTAAGTCCAGAAGATGAAAATAAAATTATAAAAGAAGGTCAAAGAATAATAGTGGAGGCTGGATATATTGGAAGTCAATATGGTATAATATTTGCAGGCAATATAATTCAGCCGATACGTGGAAAAGAAAATGGTGTAGATTATAAGTTAACTCTTGTTGCAATGGATAATGATAAATTTGTAACAGCAGGCCTTGTTAATATATCAATAAATGCACAACAAAATTCTCGTGCTGTTGTTAATGCAATAATTACTAAGAGTTCGCAGCAAACTGGTCAAGGGTATTTAGTTGATACAACAATAAAATATCCTCGTGGCAAGGTTATGTTTGGTATGAGCCGTGATTATTTGGAGCAGATTGCAAGAAGCGAAAACTCAAGGTATTATATGGAAGATGGTAAGGTTAATATTGTTAGTGCGGAAGGTTTTAAGAAGGGTAATATCCTTGCATTTGGCCCAAAAACGGGGTTAATTAATTCACCACAGCAGACTTCGCAAGGTGTTAGTTGCGATGTTTTGTTAAATCCTAACGTATCTCTTAACACTCTGTTCTATTTAGATAATCGTAAAGTACAAGGTTTTCAGTATACGCCCGGTCAACCTGTTAGATCGTTAGATACAAATGGTATATATAGGGCTATAACTGTTACTCATACTGGAGATACACGTGGAGATACATGGAATACACATATTGAGGCTATAACTCAGGCTGGACTTTTGCCAAATATGAACGCAAATTCAGCTGTATATAATTGGTGAAGTTGGTGAAAAAATGGCTGTAAATATTTCGGATTTGTATGGTAACGATATAACATTTTATGAAAGGTTAATTGGGAAAATAGGTTTTAATTTCCATGTATGTTTGCCTTGTATAGTTCAAAAATATAATTCAGATAGCAATACAATTGAATGCCAACCGACGATTAGAGAACGTGTTATAAATGAGGATAATATAATAACATATCAAAATTATCCTTTACTTGTTGATGTTCCTGTTTGTTTTCCTCAATCGTCTAATGCAAGTATTACATTTCCGATAAATACAGGGGATGAATGTATAGTTGTTTTTTCGGATTTGGCTATTGATAATTGGTTTGTAAATGGAAATATTCAAAATCCTGTTGAGCAGCGTAGGCATGATTTGTCTGATGCTTTCGCTATATTTGGGGTAAGAAACCAGAATAAGGTTCAGCCTCAATATGACAATGATTCCCTTATTATAAATTATAAAAATTCTGTTTTGAAAATTACAGATTCTGATATATTATTTACAATAAAAGGTAGAAAAGATTATAGCTTAAATGTATTAATTGATGAGGTTGAATTTTTAAGAAATCATGTGCATGCAGTTGGTGGGCAAACCACGGGCAGACCTGAATAAAGGGGTGCTAAAATGAAAACAAGGAAGCTTGGTAATAATGGTGACTATTCTTTTGGCGCTAATAATTTTGATTATATTAGTGGGCTTGACGGAATAGCTCAGAATATAAAGACAAAGGTTTTGCTTTTTCAAGGTGAATGGTGGGAGAGGCTGCAGGAAGGTATACCGATGTTTCAAAGTATAATTGGTGAAATGAATCCCGATGCCCTTAAAATAAGTTCATCTTTGTTGATTACGCAAAGAATTGAAGAAGTAGAGCAGGTACAAAGTGTTGAAGATGTAGATCCTATAAGAGAAGGAAGAAAGTTAAGTTTTAATGTTAGGGTTAATACGACAGAAGGGAAAGTAGAGGTGAACATATAAAGTGGCTTATACAGCACCGTATATAGATGAAAATGGTTTACATATTCCGTCTTATACAGATATTAGAGATTATCTGATAGATCAGATGAAAGTGATATTTGGTGATGATATTTATATTGATATAGATACTATGGATTATCAGCAGATATCAATATTTGCCAAAAAGATATACGATACAAACTCTTTGCTGCAGCTTGTGTATAACAATAGAACTCCTATAACATCTGTAGGTGTTGGACTTGACAATCTTGCAGTATTTGGTAATATAAAAAGAAAGCCCGCAACATCAAGTACGGTTCAGTTGACTTTAACTGGTGTAGCTGGATCCGTAATAAATAATGGTGAGGCTTCTGACGGTACTAATTTCTGGGAGTTACCTCCTACTGTTACAATTCCGGATAACGGAACAATAATTGTGGAAGCAACAAGTAAAGAGCCGGGCAATATTCAAGCATTACCGAACACTATTAATCAGATTATTACACCTGTATATGGATGGTATTCTGTTACCAATAATTATTCTGCTTCTCCCGGTGTGGATATTGAATCAGATGCAGCATTAAGAGCAAGGTTTTCACTTGGTACTCAGATGACTTCTGATACTGTTTTCGATGGTATAATTGGTAGAGTTTACTTTGTTTCCGGAGTAACTCGTTGCCGAGGCTATGAAAATGATACGGGGCAGGAAAGTACAGAATCTGTTCCCGGTGGTGGTGTTCCATCTGGCTTACCTGCTCACTCAATAACTCTTGTTGTAGAGGGTGGTGAGGATGTATCAATTGCATCTGCAATATATCTTAACAAAACTCCCGGCTGTTATACAAATGGTACAACAGAAGTTACAATAACAAGTGAAAGTGGCAATGTTAATGTTATACGGTTTTACCGCCCTACTTATAAAAATGTATACGTACAAGTAAAATTGCTTAAGTTATCAGGTTATAATGATGAGTATGCTGTAAAGATAAAGAAAGCAATATCTGATTATATCCTTGGTATGCAGATAGCTGAGAATGTATATCGTTCTATTATCTGGAGTGTTGCAACTTCGGCAATGGATGATATAAATACCCCTGCTTTCTCTGTCCAAGATATTCAGTTCGGTACAACTTCTGGTTCTTATACACCTGCTGATGTTATAGTTGATTTCTATAATGCAGCAAATACTACAGTTGATATGATTTCTGTTGTTGAGGTGACAAAGTAATGCCGGATACAAACGAAAATATTTAGAGTTAATAACAAGTGAATATGCAACGAAAGAATTATTTAATGCATATGTTAAGGCTTTTCTGGATATGATTTCTCCTGCTGTTGATTGTGCAAATTCTTTTAATGAGATTTTTAAGTTGGATAATGCAGTTGGGGATCAGTTGGATAAATTAGGTACTTTGCTTAATTTGACAAGAGAGTTACCTGTTTCGGATCCTGATATTCCTTCGGTTTTGAATGATGAGTATTTTAGGATGGTTATTAAATCCAGAATCTTATCAAATCATTGGGACGGGACTATGAAAGGATTAGCAGATATTATAAACACCGTTTATCCAGATGCCGTATATCAGATAATTGATAACCAAGATATGAGTTATCAAATAATAATGATAGATCCCGGTGCTGATATGACAAAATCTGCATTATTGTTTAACGGTTATATAATCCCAAAACCTGCAGGAGTAAGAGTTAACTATACATTGCAGGATAAGGCTCTTTTTGGTTGGGATTCTGATACCGCATTTATCAAGGGCTGGGATAACGGTATATGGAATAATACTTAATAAGCGAGGTGTGTTTTTAAGTGACAGTTGAAAATTTGTTTATTAATGTTTTTAATGCATCCAATCTCGGTTATATTAGATTGGTACAAATTGGAGAAAATAACCAAGGTGTAGAAAGAACTTGTGAAACTATTAGTGCATCTGAAATGGCTAATTTGATGAGAAAAGAAGTAAAAGCATATTATCAAATTGGTGAATATTGGTATGTAATTGTTGATAAGTAATTTATATTAATTAGAGGTGAATTATGAATACTTTAGATATGGCAATTAAGGTTTTGGATGATGATAGGGATAGAAAATCACTTGAAAGAATAAAGAGCATGTCTAAAAATATTATGAAAAGTGGAGACGTTTTGCATGATTTTATTGATATGAAGAACACTGCAAAACAGATTGGTGATAGAAAGTTGAAAGCAGAGGCTGATAAAATAGTAAATGAAATTGCTGGAAAATTACGTAGAATGTTTTAATTTTTATTTATGATTAATGTTGAGAGGTGAAATAATGTGGCAGCATCTAATCTAAAGTTATTTGATGAAAATAAAGCAAATATGTTATCAGACGAAGAATATAATACTAATACACAACGTTTAAATGGTGTTCAAACTGGTGTTGCTAGTTCAAGTTTGCAGAATAAAACGCTTTACCAAACTTCACTTGTTGCATATGCAATTGGTCAGTTAATGATTGCAAATGGTAAAGATGCTACTGATTCTGCTGCTGTA